CATGTATTTTTCATCGTCGTGACTATGAGGGTCATTTTGATTCATAACATAAATATTAACGGGTTTTTGAGGTGGTTGTTCAATATTCATATTATTATGAAATGATTTATTATTTATTTCATCAGATAATTCAGAAACATTAAATTGACAGTCACCACAAGCATCAGCATGATCCTTTAAACATTTAACATCTAATTCGGGACAATTTTTTTTACATTCATCTTTATTACAGTTTTTTTTAGTTGTCATATTTTCAATACCTTCAATAATATCTTTATGTAAATATACAAAAACCATGTATATTATAAAAATTATAAACATAGCTAAAAGTGGTCTATTATTTTTAACAAATTTACTTAACATATAGAATAAATAAATATTTTATTATTATTCAATTAATATAATAATAATAAAATCGTGTTAACTTGGTATTATTTTTAGTATAATTATTTATAATGAAACAAACACATAATAGTGAAAAGTATGCATGTAATATGATAACTTTAATTTTAAAAAAAATAATTTACGAGCCTTTAGAAAAAATGAAAGAAATGTTAAAATTAAGCACTCGTATTATAATCTGCGTAACTGTAATTATAATTATTCCATTTATAATTTTATTAACATGTATTTGTTATTTTGGATTTTTATTTATAAAAAAAAATTATAATAACTATGAACAATTGGTAGAATTAATAAAAAATGTAAGATGTAATAATACATCTAATTACATGAATTATGGGTATTGGAATAACAATAATACGAATTTATATAAAGCTAATAAAAAATTATGTAAGAAAATATTTAAAAAAGGTGAATTAGATAAAGCAGAAACAATATTAGATGTAGGTTGTGGATATGGAGAGCAGGATTTTTATTGGAGAAAAAAAACAAATGCTAAAATAAATGCTATTGATATAAATAAAAAATCCATAAAAAAGGCAAAAAATATAAATAGTGATAAAAATATTATATTTGAAAAAGGCAACGCTTGTAAATTAAATTTTGAAAACGATTCTTTTGATAGAGTAGTCAATTTAGAATCTGGATTTCATTATAATCCAAGACATAAATTTTTAAAAGAATCACATAGAGTCTTAAAGAAAGGTGGAAAATTAGTTGTTGCTGACATATTATACAATGATGACGATATTGATATATTTAATACATTAAATAGATTAGCTTTTGGTAAATTATTTGATATTCCGGAATGTAATAAAATTTCTATTACAGAATTTAAAACTCAACTAGAAGAAGTTGGTTATAATGTTAAAATAGAAGATATAACTGATAAAACTTTTAAACCTTACTATAATTATTTTTTTAGTAATGTTGAATATCCAGATAACTTTATTTTACCAAAATATTTATTTAATATTATGAAAATGTCATGTGGATTTTATATTAATACATTATGTAATGGAACAAATGGGTTTAAATACATAATTGCGGTTTGCGAAAAGCCATAATTATGAATTTAATACACTAAGTTGGTCTTTAAAATAATTATTTAAATAATTATTATATACTGATAAAATATCGACATTTTCGTATTCTTTATCTGTATGAAATATGATGTGTTTTTTAATAAAAAAAGATACATGGGTGAGTTTATATGTAAACATCAGTGATTTCCATATTTCGTATATAGAAACATTATTGATAAGTTGAAGTATTATATAATAAATTGTATATAGTAATATATAAACAATGTTAGTTGATATAATAGGAGTACAAGGGAAACATTTTTCTCCTTTAATGTAAAAATCATTATTCTCACATAAAAAATTATTACATAAATTAATTATTTTTTTTGCTGTTAAATTATCATTATTTAAAGAGCAATGGGTAATCGAAAAATTAGTATTATTATTATTAATTTTATTGATACACTCTTCGGCAACAAAATCTACAGGTATAATTGAATTCAATTGTGTATCCTTATTTAAATAAATAAAGGGTAATTTACCAGTGGCCATACCATAATAGAATAAATTAATAGTTTGTATATCACCATAACCTATATACGGGCTTTTATATGCCGGACATACAATGGATGGTCTTATTATATGTAAATTTACATGATCATGATTGTTAATTAATATTATTTCTGTTAGTTGTTTTGAATAACAGTAAGTATTACAGTATGGTTTATATGATGTTATTTTATTTTGTAATATATTAAATAATGTTTCTTCGTTCATGTTTTTTTCATAAACTTTTTCTTTAATTACGGTATTATCCAAATGATAGTTAACATAACATGTAGATAAATAAATATATTTACACTTATTTTTACATTTTTTTATTAAATTCAACCAATTATATGCGGTTAATGTATTATTTTGTACTGCCTTAACAAGTGGTCTTGAAAAATTAATATCTGCCAAACCATTAACAACACAATTTACATTATTGATAATATCTATTTTATCATTATTATTAATAAAAAATATATTCATATTATTATCTTTTTGATATTCTACATTTATTATTTTGATTCGTTTTTTTATATCAGCTCTATTTCCTAATTTTATATTTTTTAATATAATATCTAGTCTATCTTCAACATTAACATTATTTTTTGATCTTATTATAAGATAAATATTATTTGTTGTTTTTTCTAATATATTAAATATAATACATTGACCTATAAAACCGGTACATCCTATTAATAAAATATTATCATCCATATTTTATTAATATATTATTTAATTATTTCATTATACGCACCGTCTAAAGCATAATATAACTTCTTATTTTCGTATAAACTTTTTTGAAATGATATTATAACATTTATATTATTGTCATAGCTAACAATATTAAAGGTTAATTCAGTTTTCTTATGATTCATCAAAAAGCATGTATTTTTTAACTGAATATTATCATTAATATTAAACATAATACAATTGTTGTTTTTAAAATGGAGTTCATCTTTTTTTGGCCCAATCATATTTGTATATAATATATCTAAATTAGATGAAAGTTTACTATATAATTTATGACAAAAATATACTCCTATTATAGAATAAATAAAGGTTAGTAAAGGAATAATTAACGAATATTTGTAATAATTGAATATTGTATTTACTGATGTTATTAATTCATTTTTTTTTATACTATTATCAATTTGTGTAAATATAAAACAAAAATTATTTGTAATATTGTTACTTCCTGTATTGAATGGTGATGCGATCAAAACAGTTTTTGATTGGTTATTATAATAATAATAATGCGTTTTTATTGATATAGAATAAAGTAAATCATTTATTGTTACATTTAACTCTTTAGATTTATTTTTTATACTATTAAAATCAAAGGTTTTTTTAATATAATCTGTATTATTTATATATTTTATTGTTGATTTATTATTTTTAAATACATATAAATTAGTAATAATTTTTACATAACTAAATAATAAAATTATAGTACCAATTAATATACTAAAATAATTTATATGATGCGTATATCTATTAAGGAGAGGAGGTTTATATATTTTATTATTATTACTTGATAAAATAGATATAATTTTAAATCCATCTGCGTATGCGTGATTAACTGTAAAAAATAATCTAAATTTTTTGTTTTGCTTGTCACTATAGATATTAAAATACCAATGAGTATTATTATTTTTGTTTAAAACTATATTTATTTTACTGTCAAATTTATTATAATTAGAATTGTATAATGAATAATAACTATTGATATCAATATTAATATCCTGTAAATAGTTTTTATTATTTTTGGTTGTAATATTTTTTTGTAAAATTTTATTATTAGAAATTATATATTTTAAATATTTATTAAATATTTTTCTATTTATAATACCATCAAAATCCATAAATGCTACGATATTTCCCCAATTATTTGTATCATCAATATCTTGCGAAATAACATTTGTTATATAATCATTTATATATTCCATAATAATAGAATTATATCACATAATAATTTTAATTTAATAACTCGCTATTTTCTAATTCATTTAATTTATTAATTTTTTGCTTTAAAATATCTGTCAAGCCAATATTATTGGTTTTTAATTCTTTCATGCAACCATCAATTGAAGCAATTGCTAATTCTGTTTTTATCCATGATTCATTTGTGTAAATGCCATATTCTTTTAAAATAGAATAAAGCATGTATATTTCGGAAAATGAGAATTCTTTTTTAATTTCAAATGACTCATATAATAATTTTTTAGCTTCTTTAAAAATTAAATCATAATCTTCATGATTAGACGGACAATTAGTAAAATTAGTTAGAAATTGTTTTGTCACTTCATGATAATTGTTTATACCTATGTTACTAAATATATCATAATAATTATTTAATTCTTTTATATTATACATACCGCATATACCAAAGTCGATTAAACATACTTGGTGTATATCATTGTTTTTTATAAACAATATATTACCAGAATGTGCATCACAGTGGAAAAATCCATAAATAAGTTGGCTATAAATCATAACATGTCCCACTATATCCATATATATATTTTTGTCTGTATCTTTAATATCACAAATATTTAACCCGTTGACATATTCCATTACAATGCTATTTTCTGTACATCTATCATTATATATTACAGGAATTTTGACTAAATCATAATTTTTAAAGTTTTTTCTATATAACTCCTGGTTTTTTATTTCATTTTTAAAATTACATTGAGTTTCTAACAAAGGTTTATATATATTATATTTATCCTCAAATTGTAATTTATTCACATAAGGTAGCCATCTTAATAAAAATAACATATTTTTAAATTCTTCATTATTTTTATTTAAACGATCTTCTATATTTTTTCTTTTGATTTTAATAATAACTTTTTTATCTAAATATATACCGTCATATACTATAGATATTGTTCCGGAATGTAGCGGTTTCTTAAAATCATTGAATATTATTTGCTTATCCATCATCAGTTCATTAATTGCGTGATAATCAATATCGTCATAGTTATAAGGAACATTATCCGTATACATTTTTAATAATTCTTTATTTTCATTAGACCATAAATCATCATTGTTTGCTGAACATTGGAGTATTTTTACAATAATTAAATTAAAATGATGAAGTCTTAAAAATAAATCTTTAAAAAAATCTGTTCTTGTATAAAAAATTTTAGCATATCCTGTCCAAAATAAAAAATTAATTAATTTACATGTTATACATAATGTCTGAATCATTATCTATATTTAATTAATAATTAAACATTTATGTAGTTATTTTACATAAATATGTTTCCAAATTAGAAAATAATTTTATCATTATTTTTTTGAATATATTAACAATAGGTTTACTATATATTTTTTCATTAATATCATACTCAATCCTTATTAAATACTTAGATGTATATAAATTAGATATCTTTACATTAAATATATTAAATTGAATATTATCAAATTCAATATTATTATTTGTTACATTATATATAATACAATCATTCATATTATTTTTGACTACATTAACATCTAAATAGAAATTATCAAGTATTAAACCAGATAAGTTTTTCATATAACATATAGTATTTATTTGATTATCGCTGATTATTTTTTTTTCAAATTTTTGAAGTAAGCTTTTATTTAATTGATAAATTAATTCAAATACATGTATATTGTCTAGTATATTAATAATAGGATAATTGTTATTTTCTACAATATATTCTTTTACATAAATATTGGGATTATTATTTATAGTTTCTATATTCATTATATACTATCATCATTATTATTTAAATTATCTTTTTCTTCAAATTCTTTATCAAACAGATAAAGAAAATTATCAAGAGATGATAATTGTTGATATTCGGTACCAATATCTAAGTTTAATTCGGTAATATCCATATTAATTAAATTAGGTTTATCTAATAACTTATCTATTATATATTTAGTTTGTTCTAATTCTAGTCCATTTTTTACAGGTGTTCCTGTAGATGAAATAATAGAAGGGTCTAAACAATCAACATCAAATGATAAATGAAATGGGTCATTTCCTATAAATGATTTTATTAAATCATAACTATATTGGTGATCATCATTAATTTCGTCTGAAGTTAAATACCACATATTGTGTTTATTGATAATTTTTTGTTCATATTTATTAATATCACGAATACCAATGTACATAATATTTTGGATAGGCAATTTATTCACTATAAATGAAAAATCATCATTCTCATCTAAACCAGTTAAATAACTAAGTGGCATACCATGAAAATTTTTACTAGGTGATGATTTATATGTATTTATATCTGGATGAGCGTCAAACCATAATACTTTTAATTCTCCTTCTTCAGTTCTATTTAATGAATCAGCAACAGTAGCGATAGACATAGAATGATCTCCGCCTATGTTTATTTTTCTTGAATGAAAAATATTTTCTCTATATAAATTCCATAAATTATCTACCATATTTGGATAATTATTTTGTATAGAATTGTTACACTTTACATCAATAAATTCATTTTTCAAAACTTTTTTTAAATATTTACCTGTTTTATTTACACCTAATTTTTTCTGCCCCAATAAATGTGGAAAATTAATTAATCGCATTTATAATATTATTAAATATAATTGATTTAATTTTAATATAAAATACTATATTATATATATAGTATAATGTCCGGAATTAAATTCTTTGATGTTTCTCTTCGCGATGGATTACAATCCTTAAAGAGAATTTATTCTTTGAATGAAAAAAAAGATTTATTTCACAAGATAATAAGTAAACACAAACCTCATAGTATTGAGGTAGGGTCGATTGTATCGCCGAAAGTATTACCTCAAATGCATAATTCTTTGGATTTATTTGCTCATGCTAAAAAAATGCAGATACCAAATATTTACATGTTAACACCAAACTTAAAATCCGTTGATATTGGATTAAAACATGGTGTAAAGAATTTTTCTTTAATAACATCTGTATCAGAGGAATTTCAAAAAAAGAATATAAATAAGTCGTTAGATGACAGTAAAAAGGAATTATCTAGTATATTGTCATTATTAGATAATAATGATGTAGAAAATATTAAGTTATATATTTCGTGTATAAACGAATGTCCAATAAGTGGCAAAAAGAACTTGCGTTACATAGTAAATGAAATTGATTATTATATCGAGAATTATAATAATATAAGTGAGATTTGTTTATCAGATACTTGTGGAACATTGGGATTTATTGATTTTAAAAATATAATAGAGTCAATAACAAGATTTCACGATTATAGGTTACTTGATAAAATATCCCTGCATCTTCATAAAAATACAGATATAGAAATAACCCAAAGTATAATTACATATGCTACTTTAACCGGTATTACACGATTTGATGTATCATGTTTAGAAAATGCTGGAGGGTGTTCGGTCACCATGGAAAAATCAAAATTAAATAGTAACATTCATTATGATGATTATAAGTTGTTTTTATAAAAAGCAATAATATAAATACATATATGATATTTATATTATTTAATTAATTTTTTTTCTAGTGTTTCTTTTTATTTTTCTTTTATATTTTTTACTTTGTCTTTTTGTTTTTTTATTTTTAGGTTTTTTAGATTTAGTCTTTTTGGCCTTTTTTGATTTTTTTAATTTGCGAGTTTTTTTTCGCTTACCTCCTCTTGCTCGTGTTGTTGGTAATATATTTGATTCTTTTTCAATTAAATCAAGAAAACTATTGAGATTAGCATATGCTGTGTCATGTTCTTTTAATAATGCTTCTCTTCTTTTTTGATCCTGGCCAGCTATTGCTCGTATTCCCTGTTGAACTAGTGAGTTATTTGAATGATACAATTTTGCTATACCTTTTTTTCTTAAACTTGTCCAAAAATTTGTTACTTTTAGTCTTGCTGTTTCTCCTGCTTGAGAATCTTGTCCTTCGGTATTTACTGTATTATCATAATCGCAAATTAATGTATTTAAATGTTCAATAGTTTCCTTCATACTTTTGGGGCTTTCCTCGCTTCCCCAATTTCTATTTACACTATCTGTTGTTGACATATTAATATAAAAATCTGGCTTGTATTTTAATTTATCAATTAAATTTTCTAGTTCATTCGCGGTTTCTTTACCATTATATGTTGCTTTAATTAAATGATTTATATTACAGGAAGCTTTGCTATTAGTGCCTGTGAACATATTATATATTAGAGAAGGAGATGGGAAAAAAGACTCGGATTGTGGTAATAGTAATTGACTTTGTGCTTCAGCAAATGAACTTGGAAACCCAGAAATTATACATTTTGGACTTAACTCTCCAGCACGAGAACAACCGCCATATTCATCTCTAAAAAACATATCTTTGGTTATTATTTTCCGTATATCAGGATTTTGGTCAATTGTATTTTTAAAAAGATGCTCAAATAAAGCGGTTTTATCTATTAAACTCATATCTTCTACTATTTTCTGGGGTATTGTTCCATCTGTAATAGCTTTAATTGAAGTACTTGGTATACCCCCACTTTTTATAACTATGTTCCATCTTACACAAACATCTTCGTATTGTTGTATAAATTCATTGAAATCAATCTTGGTTCCTACAACATAATCGTACATGTTATAAACTCTTCCATTGTTAGGTTTTATAATTGTTCTGACAAGAATCTTATCAGATTCTAATAATGAAGTTTTAAATGCTTCATCATAAAAAACCGTTTTTCCTGTAACTGTAGCATCAACTCTACCTTTAAAATCGTCAATTTGTTGTTGAATACCATCTTTAACACCTGGTATAACATTAATAACTTTATAAGATAAACATAACATAAACAACACAATAATAATATCTTTAATTGTAAACCCTAGTGATATTCCTCCATTGGTTTTTTCTTTTGTTCCATTGGTTTTTTCTTTTGTTCCACCAGTTAAAAGATTATTATTACTAGTTGCTACAAAATTAATAGATATATATAAAAGATTTTCAATATTATTAACAAATTTTATTAATTCGTCAGTATTTTTTACAAACTCATTTATTCCTCCATTTTGTTTTTTATTAGAAGGGCGCAAATTATACATAATTTTATCCATAAATAAAATTGATAATGATAACATAATAACTAAGGATTCCCGGTGTGGTTCAATACTTGGATCTAAAGGTTTCCAATGTGTTTTTATTTTATCATATAATTCATTAACTATATTTTCTGTAACAAATGGGTTATTCTCTATTGATTCTACTTCTTGTTTATTAATTAAACTCATATATAATATTATGCTAAAATAAATAAAATAATTATATTTAATTTTTTTTATATAAATATATTATAATGTCTATCAAAATTGGCATAAATGGTATGGGTCGAATTGGGAAATGTGTTTTATTACAGTTGATAAATGATAATTCTGTAAAAATAGGGGCAATTAATGCTGTTAATTTAAAACTAGAAGAATTAGAAGATTATTTAAATTATGATAGTGCCCATAAAACACAAAAAGTACAAATTGAAATATTAAACGAGGATACTTTTAAAATTGGTCGTCATGAAATAAAACTATTATGTAATCGTGATGCAGAAAAATTAGATTGGGGTGATTGTGATTATTTAATAGATGCAACAGGTGCTTTTTTAACAAAAGATAAATGTAA